AATCCCAGTCTATGATATTACTGTAGAAGGAACACATAACTTCTTCGCAAATGATATTCTGGTCCATAATTGTCAGGAAATTACATTACCTACCAAACCACTTCAACATATTGATGATACTGATGGGGAAATTGCTCTCTGCATTCTTAGTGCTATTAACGTTGGAAAAATTAGGGATAATGAAGATCTTGAAGTTCTTTGTGATCTTGCTATTAGGAGTCTTGATGAACTCATTGATTTTCAAGGATATCCCGTCAGAGCAGCAGAAATCGCCACCAAGGCACGTCGCTCACTTGGAGTAGGTTTTATTGGTCTTGCTCATTACCTTGCTAAGAACGGCGAGAACTATGGCGATCCTGGTGCTTGGAAACTTGTTCATGATCTGACTGAAGCATTCCAATACTATCTTATTCAATCAACCGTTAATCTTGCTAAAGAAAAAGGTGCATGTGAATATTCACATCGCACCAAGTATGGGCAAGGTATTCTTCCGATTGATACCTACAAAAAAGATGTTGACGAAATCGTTCCTAATAATCTAAAATATGATTGGGAGAGTCTTAGGAGGGAAGTTATCCAGTATGGAGTACGGAACTCAACATTGTCCGCACAGATGCCTTCGGAGAGCAGTTCCGTTGTGTCAAATGCAACCAATGGAATCGAACCACCTCGCGGATACTTGTCCATTAAGAAGTCAAAGAAGGGTCCACTCAAACAGATTGTTCCCCAGTATCAAACACTTAAGAACAATTATACGCTTCTTTGGGATATGCCTAGCAATCGTGGGTACATTCATATTGTTGCTGTTATGCAAAAGTTCTTTGATCAAGCGATTTCTGGAAACTGGTCTTATAATCCAGAAAATTATCCCGATAATGAAGTTCCTACTTCAGTAATGGCACAAGATCTTTTGACTACATATAAGTATGGTTGGAAGACAAGTTATTATCAAAACACATATGATGCCAAAACAGATGAAGTGGAAGAATCCAAACCATCTCTCACTGATTTGGTAAATGACATTTTAAGCACGGAGGAAGAAGATTGTGAGTCTTGTAAGATTTAAAACTAAACTAGAGGAGAAACCAATGGTCGAATCAATGACCGTTTTTAACTCTGAAGAAGTAGACACCAAAAAGCAACCGATGTTTTTTGGACAACCTTTGGGAATACAAAGATACGATTCTTACAAGTATCCAATTTTCGATAAACTAACAACTCAACAACTAGGATATTTTTGGAGACCTGAGGAGGTTTCTTTGCAAAAAGATAGGGCGGACTACCAAACTCTTCGTCCAGAGCAGAAGCATATTTTTACTAGTAACCTAAAATATCAGGTTATGCTTGATTCCGTTCAGGGTCGTGGTCCTGGTATGGCATTTGCTCCATATTGCTCTCTTCCTGAACTGGAAGCATGTATGAAAGTATGGGAATTTATGGAGATGATTCATAGTCGCTCATACACATATATAATTAAAAATGTTTATTCAGATCCGTCTGAAGTTTTTGATACAATCCTAAAAGATGATCGTATCCTTGAACGTGCTATAAGTGTTACACAAGCATATAATGATTTTATCAATAGTGCCCATAATTATGGATCTTCTGAAGTTTGGAAATATGTCCAAGAATCAGTTCCACACGCACTAGGAGAAAGATATGAACTCAAGCGCAAACTGTTCAGAGCAGTTGCAAATGTTAATATACTTGAAGGTATTCGCTTTTATGTCAGTTTTGCTTGCAGTTTTGCATTTGGCGAACTCAAGCTTATGGAAGGAAGTGCAAAAATCATCTCTTTAATTGCTAGAGATGAAAACCAGCATCTTGTTATCACTCAAAACATTTTAAACAAATGGAAAGAAGGTGATGATCCTGAGATGGCACGTATTTCTAAAGAGGAAGAGCAATGGGTCTATAAGACCTTCGAGAACGCTGTGAATCAGGAAAAACTTTGGGCAGAGTATCTGTTCAAGGATGGTTCAATGATTGGTCTTAACGACAAATTGTTGCAGCAGTATGTTGAATGGATTGCGAACCGTAGAATGAGAGCAATTGGTTTAAGACCATTGTATGATATTCCAGCAAAGAACAATCCACTTCCTTGGACCGAACATTGGATTTCTTCTAAGGGTCTTCAAGTTGCTCCACAAGAAACAGAAGTCGAATCCTATATTGTCGGAGGAATCAAACAAGATGTTACCGAAAATACTTTCTCAGGATTCCAATTATGATGATTGGTGTGAGCAAGAAATTTTGAATGCTTATAAAGAAGCAGCAGAGTATGATGACTTCTTGTTTGGGGATTGTGACTATTCTTATGTTTGGATAAACAATAAACCTAATGATGTGAATTGAGGGTCTTTATGACCCTCTTTTTTATAAATAAGATTATAAAAAATAAAAAAAGAAATGTCTAGACTTACTGGTACTCATGCTTTAGAATTAAAGGAAGCATATAATGCAGTTTATGCTCATCAAGAAAGTGAAGTAGAACTTACTGAGGAGCAAATTCGGGAGGATTTTGAAAACTGGGTAAATTCACTTGTAGAAGAAGGTCATGACCTGAGTGAGTATACTTGGGAAGATATGTATGAGTATTTTGTAACTGAAGCACCTCTTACCATTGGTCCTGGTGGATTTAATATTGGGGGCAAACCAGTTCAGCAAGGTATGTCTCCTATTTTTAATAGACCAAGACCAAGACCAACAGCACCACAAAAAGGTCTTTCTATTGGTCCTGGTGGATTTAATATTGGGGGCAAACCAGTTCAGCAAGGTATGTCTCCTATTTTCCAAAGACCTGGACAACCAACACCTACAAGACCTGCCCCAACACAAAGACCTGCTGCTACCACTCCTGCAGCGCCTACAAGACCTGCCCCAACACAAAGACCTGCTGCTACCACTCCTGCAGCGCCTACAAGACCTCCTGCTGCTCCAGCAAGACCCTCTACCACACCAGCAAGACCAGTTGCAGGATCTCCAAAATCTACACCATCAACTCAGTCTCCAACTTTAGGATTTCAACTTGCCCAACAAGGCGTAAATCTTGCTCAACCTAAAAAACCAAGTCTTGCATCACAAGCGGCAGAACTTCGTGCAATGCAAGCAGCATCACGTCAGCGTCAAGGTCTTACACAAAGTTTTGATGTTTTTGATGTAATCAAGGGTCATCTTATTGATGAGGGTTATGCTGACACTGAAGAGACGGCACTTGTAATTATGGCAAATATGAGTGAAGATTGGAGAGAAGGTATTCTTGAAAAATTTGGATTAGCAGCAGATCCTTCAAAACCACAATCACCAAAACCAACAAAGTTGGCAAGAAAAAGAAAAAGACATGATGATTGGGAAGGACCTGATGGGGAAAAGATGAATCAAAGAGCAAGAAGAGTAGTCGGAACTCAGCGTAGGCAGGATACTGAAACTGGTGTAACTAATTAATTATAAATTTTTAAACGGTCTATCAGAGGGTCTTCATAGACCCTCTTTTTTTATAAATAACTAAAAAGTAAGAAAGAAACATGAAGTCCTTTAGTCAGTTTTTGCAAGAGTCATATTTGAGTGAAGCAGAAGCAAGTCAACTTAGATTATTAACAAAAGATGATAAAGCAAAAGATTATACGAAAGCAGGAACTGGTAAAGGTAAAGTTCCATTTCCTTCTTATGATTCAGTGCCAACTAGAAGTAATTCTACGGCAACTCCTCCAAATAGACCCTCAGGCGGATTTGGAAGACAATCTCAGGGACAATTGAGTATTCCGGGAACTAATGTTGGTAGACCTGGAGATGAACTTAGGAATCAGGCAGAAATTGAACAAAGAAAAGCAACAGAAAGAGCATCTAATCCAAAACCACCAAAACCAGATGGAGGATCATCTGGAGGTGGCGGAAAACCACCATCTGGCGGAAAACCACCTTCTGGAACACCTGGAGAAATTAAACCTACATCACCTAAAGGTAAATTTCCATCTGGGTTAGGTAGAAACTTGGGTCGTGCTGCTTATGGACTTGAGGCAGGTTTAGAAGCAATGGACCAAAAATCAAAAGGTCGTAAAACCGGGTCTGCTATTACAATGGGAGCAACTAAAGCAGCAGGTGGATGGGCAGGAATGAAAGCAGGTATTGCTGCAGGTGGTAAATTAGGATCTGTATTGGGTCCTAAAGGTGCCGCAGTAGGTGCTTTAGTTGGTGGCGGTGCCGGTTATCTTGCCGGTTCTGGCATTGCTAAAAAAGCGTCTGAGACAGTTGCTGGAGCAACTGGTAAAGAAAAGGCAGCAATGGCAACTGCAAATCGTCAGAGTCAATCTGGTAGTGCTCTTAAAGGTATCGGTGGTAAAACGACCTTTGATACTAAAAAGAATACAATCACAACTGGTACAGGAGCACAAAGAAGAACTGCTCAGTTAGGTAAAACATCTGTTGTAACTGGACCTGGTGGTAAGCAAGATACTGGATACCTTGCTTATAAAGGTGGTAAAGCAGTTTACAAGAGAGCAGCATCACCACAATCTCTTGCTCAAACATCTTCCAATCCACTAGAAAGAATTGGCAGATCTTTATTTGCTGGTGCTTATAAGAAATCTGATACTGCTGCCGCCGCTAAGAAACTTCAACAAGCAAAACAATCTGATGTTGCTCGTAATAAAGCACTTGGCGTTAAAATGAAACCTGGTGGGTGATTTTTATAAATACCTTTAAAGGTAATTAAAACTATAACCATGTCTAATATTTCGCCAGATTTTATTCATAATGTTGGATATTTGTATGAAGAAATCAATGTTCAACAGCAAGATTTCTTAAATGAAGATTCTGAATATTATGATGCTGAAGCAGCAGAACTGGTAGAGGATATTTTATCTACTATTTCAGTATCAATGATTTATGAAGGTTATAGTGTAAGTGCTGTAATTGGATTTTTGGCAGACTCATCAGAAGAAGATATTTTAGAAAAGTATTTGTCATTTAATGAGAGTGTTCTTTCCGAAAGCACAGTTTCCGAAGATTATGCTGAAGAGCAACTTCAACAACTTGATGAATTTCTTGGTGCTGCGCTTAGAATTGCAGGAGCTGGTCTTAAAGCCGCAAAATATGCTAAAGGAGCAAAAGGACTTGCTCCTTTAGCTAGACTTGGTTCTGGTTTGCAAGGAGCGGGAAAAGCAGCATCCAGAGTTGCACAGCAAGGTACAAAAGCAAGTGCAGTTGTAAGACCAGCAATATCTAAAGCAGTTACTAAAGTAAAGGATATTGCTAAAGGTGCAAAATCTATATCAACTAATCCAGTTGCCAAAAATATTGCAAAAGGTGCTGGTATCTTTGGATTAGGTGCTGCTGGAGGATTTGTTGGTGCTAAGATGGCAGGTGCTGGTTCAGGAGGCTCTCAAAAACCAACTGATAGTTCGAAGCAAACTCCATCGACGATCCCACCAGAATCTGCTAAACCACCTAAAGCAGAAGTAACAACTCCAAAAGCGCCTGAAGCGTCTGGGGGAGGATCTAAGGCGTCATCTGGAGGAGGATCTAAAGTATCTGCTCCAGCAGCAAAACCAAAATCACAGGATAAACCAAAATCTGGTGAAACTCCAATGCAACAATGGGCAAGATTAAACCCAAAACTTGCTGCTAAAGTAAAACCAGGACAATCTGGATATGAAGAAATCTCTCAGACAAGAGTAAAACCAAGTTCTTATGAAAAGCAGGATCAAACTCCAACTCAAGGATCTTCAACTGCACAAATTAACGCTAACTCCATAGAAGCAGATATTAAAGCAGAGCAAGAAAGAACAAAGAAAAGAATGGAACAACAAAAATCTTCTACCACAACTACTAAAGAATCTTATGAACCTTATGATATTCTTTTAGATTACTTGATTGATCGTGGTCATGCAGATAGTCTTGAAGAAGCACATTATATCATGTTGGAAATGGATGAATCTGCTGTTGGTGTAATTATGGAAGAATATGAAAATTATATTCTTGCTGAAGAAGTTTCGAAATGGGTAGATGGTCTTTTAGAAGAAGGATATGATCTCTCTGAGTATACTTGGGATGATATTATTGAGTATTATGTAAATGAAGCAAGAGAAGATGAAGGATTAACACCACTCCAAAAAATTAGAAAAAGAAATAAAGAATATTTCCGTAATTTTCCAGATGAAAGACAACAAACATCTACAAGAAGAGCAGAACTTTCATCACAAAGAGGTGTTAAAAAATCAAAAGGAGAAAAAAGTGCTTTTGGGACCATGAGACATGTTGGTGGCCCATATAAGTAACTTAAGAAGATTATAACATAATCGAAGGGGGCTTGACAAGTCCCCTTTTTTATTGCTAGACTAGGTTTGTCTCCGTTGAAGATAAATAATAGCTCTTTAAGATTACTTTATGAGCTATGAGAATCCTTGGAGATTCAATGGAGAAGTTTTTGAGTCTCATCATATTGAAGATTATTTTGGGTTTGTATATCTTATATCTTCAAACAAAACTAATCGTAGATATTGGGGTAGAAAATATTTTTGGTCTTTTAGAACTCCTCCAGGAAAAAAGAGAAGAGTAAAACAAGAATCAGATTGGAAAAAGTATTATGGTTCTTGTCCTGAGTTGAAAGAAGATATTAAAAAGTATGGTAAAGAGTTTTTCAATAGAGAAATCATAAGTCTTCATAAAACAAAAGGGGATTGTAATTATGAAGAAACAAGACAACTTTTTCTAAATAATGTATTGAGAGAATCCCTTGACGATGGGTCGCCAGCATACTACAATAGTAATATTCTAGGACGCTATTTAAGAAAAGATTATGGTAACTTTGGAACAAACTCTTCGTCAATCCCATGATTGGGCAATTGATCGTATTCATTATTTGAGTGAAATGGATATTGATGATGCATATGCGATTCAATCTGAATTTAGTGAATGGTTGAATCCAGACATTCTAAAACATGATATTTTTTCACTAGAATACATAGGAGATTAAAATGCGAATAGACCTTCACAATTTTTTCAAGAATTTTGATGAAAATAATCCAAAGCATATTGCTGCAGTAGAGCAACTTGAAGTGGATCTTGCAAATAAGAATCCAGATTTGATTGATGATACTTCAAACTGGGTTCGTATTTACAGAACAAAACCAACAGTTCCTGGTGTTCTCTCAGTTCCTTATTATCCACAGACAGATAATTATAGAGACGCAAATAGAACCTGTAATTCATCTTCTTGTGCGATGTGTCTAGAATACTTTAAACCAGGCACTCTAAAAGGGTCCAAAGGCGATGATGCATACATTCAAAAAGTATTTGCCATCGGTGATACAACCGACCACTCAGTACAGACTCTTGTTCTTAAGGATTATGGAGTTAATTCTGAGTTTAGGTATAATCTTGGTTTCGCTGACCTTGATCGTGAGCTTGCTGCTGGCAGACCCGTTGCTATTGGTATACTCCACAGGGGTTCTTTATCTGCTCCTACTGGTGGGCACATATGTGTAGTGATTGGTAAGAAAGGTGAAGATTATGTTGTAAATGATCCTTATGGTTCTCTGAATGATGGATATACTGGACCTGTAACAAATGGCAAGGGTGCCGTTTATAAGAAGTCTGATCTGATGTATCGTTGGTTAGAGAAAGGAAAAGATAAGACTGGATGGGGAAGAATCTTTAATGTAAAAAAGTAGAATCACCAATCGATGAAATTCCTTTGGTTGGTGTTAAATTAATTAAAGAATTTGAAGGATGTTTTTTATATTCCTATAATGATCCGCACACAGGAGGACTGCCTATTACAATAGGGTGGGGAAGCACCAAGGATTTTAATGAAAAACCATTTAAACTTGGCAGAACAATTACTCAAAAATATGCTGATGAATTACTTGAGCATCAAATTAGAAATCAATTTCTTCCTTCACTAAAAAAAATTCCCCATTGGAATGAGATGAATGAGAATCAAAAAGGAGCACTTTTATCTTTTGCTTATAATCTTGGTGCTGATTTTTACGGGCATTCCAATTTTAATACCATAACCAAAGCACTTAAGGAAAAGAGATGGGGTGATGTTCCTGCTGCTTTAGAACTTTATCGCAATCCTGGAAGTAAAGTGGAGAAAGGATTGTTAAGAAGGAGAAAGGCAGAAGGAGATCTTTGGAGAAAATCATAGGTAAGGACCAGCAATACCCTCATTTAACATTCTTTCATTGATTGTGACCGGATCACCTACAAAATAAAGAGTTCCAAGTATTCTTCCATACTTATCTTCCTTTGTTGTTTCAATAATCCACTCTCCTTCACGGGAGAGTTCTTTTTTTAACCATTCTTTTGCTACTAAACCTTTGGACTTTTCTTCTGCATTTAAGGTTCTAGTTTCAGCAGCATTCACATCTTTAAGACGAACTCTGTGAGTTAGAGTTACACCAAAACCTAAATCAATATCAAGATCAATTGTGTCGCCATCAATGATTCTTTTGACCTTCTTTACTTTGTATTGATACATCTTTTATTTTATCGTAATATATTCCGATTATATAGTAGAGAAATGCGGAAGTTACGAATAGACCTATAGTTAAAAAAACCATGATCGCCCAAATTATTTCTATCATTTTTTTTCTTGATTATGAATCCAAGTTTTAAGTTCGTGAAGATAAGTTCTCAACATATCTGCTTTTTCTAGATGCCAAATATCACCACTTCTGAAATATTCTTGAGTGTGATTGTCAATTGCCTTCAGAATGTTATGTATCGGTGTGTTCCAAGGTTCTCTATGAGGAGTATTCCATTCTCTTGGCATAATACCTCACTTTTTCTTACCACCGTTCTTTGCTTTTTTGGCAGTCGCATTACCCTGATTTTGTTTGGGTTGTTTGCCACCAGCAGAACCTTTTTTACCCTTATTTGGTGACTTTGACATTTTTCGATTTTGTAGTATAATGTATTTATTGACTCATTATAAATAAAACGAATTTTTATTTAAAATTATGACTGAACAACAAGAACATCTCATTAATTTACTTCAACAAAGGCAGTCTCTTTCTCAGGAAACGACTGAGAAAAGAGAACTTCTACTTAAAGTTCAGGGAGCAATTGAGTATCTTACTCAAATTGGCGTAACTCTTCCCGAATCTGACCCTGCCGAGGAGGTAGAGGAGACCGAAGAATCGGAGTATTGACAGATCCTAAATAATCACTTATAATGCGTAGACCCACTCAAATGGTGGGTTTTTTACTATGAGTCATTGACGTGACACCTAGAGCCGTGGAAAGTGCCCTCCGAGAGGTTGGGTGTACCCCCTTTCTAAACGGATGCCGAATTCAATTAAAATTAATGCTTAAAAACCTAACAAATGTAACCGTA